ATGAAATAATATGAATAGAGAACAATACATTGAAATGATTAAAACGGGTAATTTTAATATTAATATTTTTTATGAGTATTATACTTTATTTAATAAAAATGAATCATATAAATTTAATCTTGAAGAATTTAATATTTGGTTTCAACAATATATTAACTTCAAAGGGATAAGTAATAGTATGATTAATACTATTAGAGAATACTATGATGTAAAATTTAATATTACAAAAGTTTTGGATAAGCAAGGAAATATTATTACATTTAGATAAAATAAAAATATGGGAATAAGGTTATCATATGCCATTACAGTATGTAATGAATTCGAAGAGATTCAACGATTAGTTAGTTTTCTCCTAGAAAACAAGAGAAGGCAGGATGAGATCGTAATACTATATGATGAATCAAATGGTGATTTTAAAATAGAAGAGTATCTAAGATCGGTATCCATTAATGGTGAATTAAACTGGCATAAAGATAAATTTAAACATAACTTTGCTGATTGGAAAAATAAATTAACTAGTCTGTGCAATGGTGATTATGTATTCAATATCGATGCAGATGAGATACCACATAAGTCATTACTAAAATCACTCCCAGATCTCTTAGAAAGTAATCGTGAAGTGGATGTAATTACAGTACCTAGAATTAACACTGTAGAAGGATTAACACCAACTCATATAGCAAAATGGGGATGGGTTGTGAATGAAAAAGGATGGGTTAATTGGCCTGATTATCAAGCGCGTGTGTATAAGATTAATAGTGATATAAAATGGACAGGACATGTTCATGAAACTCTTACTGGACATAAAGGATTTTCATTTTTACCCTTACAAGAAGAATGGGCATTATATCATCCTAAAACAATACAAAAACAAGAAAAACAAAATAACTATTATAATAAATTATGATTTATACTATAACATCAATGTATGCTAATCCAATACATCCAGGACATATTGAATGCCTTAAGCTATCAAAAGAACTTGCAGACAAGTTATGGGTTATTGTTAATAACGATAAACAAGCAGAATTGAAACGAAGAACTCCATCCTTTCAAGATGAAGATTTTAGAGCAAAAATACTCGAATCTATTAAATATGTGGATAAAGTATTCTTATCTGTGGATTTAGACTCTACTGTAGTACAGTCTATTAAAGCAGTATATGGTTTAATAAAGCAACAAGATAAAGACGCTGAAATCATCTTTACAAAGGGCGGAGATAGATTTGCAAATGAAATACCTGAAAGAGAGATTTGTAACAAATTAGGTATTAAGATTGTTGATGGTTTAGGAGAAAAAATATATTATTCTAGTAACATAATTAAATTAAAATGAAAACAGCATTAGTATTAGGAGGAGGTGGTTTTATTGGAGGCCATTTAGTAAAACGACTTAAAGATGAAGGGTTTTGGGTTCGTATTGTTGATATAAAAGAAAAACAAAACAATTACTACAATACCTTATGAAAAATGAAATCTTAATTATTGTACCCTCACGGAGTGGTGACAGTGTGCGTTATCCTAACGTAGATAGATTTATCGAGAATTGGAAATTAAACTCGGAAGGGTTTAGCGATTTGTGTATCGCATTGGATGATGATGATGATTCAAAATACCCTCGTAGAGATGGTGTTATTTATGAAGTCAACCCAAGAATCCGCATGATTCCGACTTTAAACCAAATAGCAATGAAATATAGACATGACTACAAGTATATTGCTTTCTTTGGAGATGACCACATCATACAATCAAAATGGGAATCACAATTCATCAACTTTTTTGAATCAAACAATGGTGTTGGAATTGCTTATGGGAATGACTTGTTGCAGGGTGAGAGATTACCAACAGCTGTTTGTCTGACCTCGAACATAGTAGATGCGTTGGGTTACATGGTACCCAACAACCTACTGCATATGTATGCTGATAATTTTTGGCTGGATTTGGGTAGAGAGTTGAATATTATTAAATACTTTGATAGTGTTATTTTTGAACATGTACATCCTGACAATGGTAAGGCAGAGCGTGATACACAGTACGTGGATGCAGCCTCTGTAGCTTCTTATGACCAACAGCAATACACACTGTATATAAACAGCTCCCAATATATGATCGATATGAATAAAGTTCGACGTCTCTTGCATAAAACGGGTAATGGAAGGTATAAAACATTTGATCAGCCACACAGCCACGATGCTGAGTGGTATAAAGATCGAGAGGTAGCTGATCACATTAATCAAGAAGGTCATCGTCCAAGATTGATGCAAGTTCTAGATTTCCTGACACAAATACTAGAACAACACCCTAAAATGTCAATATGCGACTTCGGTTGTGGTAATGCTGGCCTGATTCGCGAGATTGAGGCTAGGGTACCAAACCAGATTTGGGGATATGATTTGTGTCCAGCAAACGTGGAGGATGCGGTGGCAAAAGGGAATAAAGATAACGTCTTCTATAAAGATTTTATTATAGATTCAGATATTGCATATCCAGAAATAGCTATTTGTACTGAGGTATTGGAGCATTTAGTAGATCCAGACACTTTTATTAAGAAGTTGTTGGATAATGGAGTGAAGTATGTTATAGCTTCCTCGCCGGATTACGAAACACCAAGTTATCATGCACCATTCCATTTATGGGTATTCAATGGAGATTCTTATATGGATATGTTCATAGATGCTGGATGGGATGTTGTATTACATCACAAAGATCATTTTCAATATATAATAGCTCAAGCAAAATAATGAAAACATACTCACAACATGGTGAAGATTTATTCCTCATCGGATTATTTGATGCAACTCAAGGAGGTCACATACTAGACATTGGTGCCAACGATGGAGTAACATACTCCAACTCTAGATTACTAATTGAAGATTATGGCTGGAATGCAGTGCTTATAGAACCAACAACTGCATGTATCGAGAGGCTAAATAATCTATATCAAGATAACTCCTTAGTAACCATACTACCTTACGCAGTATCCTCAGAAGAGGGTGAAGCTACAATATTCTTAGGAAATCTAGAACCTGACACAGTTAATCAGGTATCGACTCTATCTACTCAAGAAAAGCTTTATTGGGAAACCAATAGACACGTACAATACAATGAGGAGATTGTCAAGACTAAGACAATCAAGCAGCTAGTTGATAGTGTGGACTGCAAACATTACAACATTATTAGCATAGATACAGAGGGTAGTGATATACTAGCCTTTAGAGGTTTGTATGATTTAGGATTTCGACCTGAGTTCTATATATTCGAACACAACTCTAATAACAGTGTTATTGAGGAACTGCTTAGTATCTGTAGTACAGATTACAAAGTTATTTGGAAAAACACCATAAATTATATACTACAAAGGTTATGAAGATTTTATTAGGTTGTCTTAATGCAAATGGTTTAGGGGGTAGTGAGTTGTATCATTATGAACTTGCAAGGTCTTTAGGAGATTTGGGGCATGATGTAACCTTATTCACCCTGCGAGATATTGATTGGAGTGATCAGGTTAGAAAAAGTCTAACCACCCGCCAGGTAGATTTAAACAACTTAAATATATCGGAGCACTTTGATATAATCGTAGCAAGTCAACCACAAGTAAACAACTTTTTACTACAGCAATTTCCAAACACCCCTTTGATCAGCATAATACATTCGGAAATAAGATCAGAGGACCCTGTGCTAAATCCGAAAATAAAACACTATATTGGCATAAGACAACCTATCGTGGATATGTTAGTAAAAGATTATGGCATACCCGAAAGCAGTGTTAGTTTGATATACAATCCTATTGATCAAAGTAGATTCAATTCAAATCAAGTGCAAAAGTTAGAGCGACACTCTGGTATCTTTGTAGGAGAGGTATTGGATCCAATTAGATATCAACCGGTTCAGCATCTAGCAGCACAGTGTATTGAGAATGATTGGGATCTGTATATTATGAGTGATAGTTACTACGATTTCAAACACCCTAATATAAAATACCTAAACAAGCGTTGGGATAATGAGGAGATTGTTAAGCAGATGGATTTTACGGCTGGTATTCTCCTTGGTCGTACTACTCTTGAAGGTTGGTGTTGTGATGTTCCTGGGTATATGTATCTCATCGATATTAACGGAAATATTTTAGGAATTGAATCAGATAAACCCAATAATATAAAAGAATTGTGTAACTCGGAGTATGTTGCAAAACAGCATATTAAATTGTATGAAAGCGTTTTATGAGTAAAATACTATACACTCTACATATAATGTGGTATGAGTCAAAAATGTTAAATGAGACACTGGACTCGGTTCAACAAGCTATACAAAATAGCCCTATACCAGTTGATCTACACATATGCTTGAACGCTCAAACCTTTATAGAGAAGCCAGATGGTGTTACACCACTGAATATGTTCAAGGATTTTATTAATCACCCAGTATTAGAGAAGGCCTTCATCACACACAAGACTGATGAAGATGATTTTTACAATATAGGAGATTTTCGTAGAGATATTTATGGACCTCAATATGATTATAAGTACATTGTGTGGGGTGAGTCGGATTGTTTAGTACCTGAGGATTACTTTTTTCTTCTGGATAGTATTAATATAGATCGTCCACACTTTTTATCGCTAGCTACAAGGAAGATGTGGGACTCAACTTGGGACCAAGTAGAGCATCCGTGGATCCATAAATTTCCAAGAAATGGTCCGGTAATTCGACCAGAACAAGCACCGACACCTTTCAACTGCACCGATTATATATCCATCAAAGAGTTGAATGAATTCAACAGTCAGTTTGATCCAATACTAGTTGAGTTGGATCGATTGAAGATAGATGGTAATATGACAGCTCTATCTAAGAATCTACCATACCCATTCCTACCACCAGACCTACACTTTGCTCGAGAGGATTACTGTTTAGAGATGTTTTTTACTAAAAAAGGTATACCACAGTATCATATATCAACAAGGTTAAAAGGACATAATCAAGTACACCCTAATAAGCGTTTTGGAACGCAGAACCAAAAAAACGACGAAATTTACAAACAATTTGAACAAGATGCATATAACAGCATCTTTAAATTTATAGAAAATTTATGAAAATACTAATAACAGGACATAGAGGATTTGTAGGCAGAGCTTTTTTGCATCATTTTGGAAACTCCCACGATATAGTTGGAATCGATTTAAAAGATGGAAATGATTGTCGAGATTTTTTTAAAGAATCAACACAGAAGTTTGATTTAATTATACACTTAGCTGCTATTGTTGGAGGACGAGAGACAATTGAGAATGAGCCATTATCAGTTGCAACAGATTTATCAATAGACTCGGAGTTCTTTAATTGGGTGATCAAAACCAAACAACCACGAGTAGTATACTTCAGCTCTAGTGCCTCATATCCTATACACCTACAACTACCAGAATTACAATACCACCTTAAAGAGTCTGACATTAACCTCAACGACATAAGACTTCCAGATTACACATACGGATGGGCTAAATTGACCGGAGAGTATTTAGCAAAGTTTGTTCGAGAGCAGGGAACTAAAGTCTATGTGTTTCGACCATTCTCAGGTTATGGAGCCGATCAGGATTTGACATACCCATTCCCATCGTTTATCGATAGGATCAATCGAAGAGTGTCTGAGTTTGAGATTTGGGGTGATGGTACCCAAGTTCGCGACTTTATCCATATGGAAGATATAGTGGAAGCAGTTATGACGGTTGTAAACAACGATATTCAGGTTGACGCTCTAAATCTTGGTAGTGGTATAGCAACCCCTTTCAATACACTAGCAGAAAAGATGTTTGAGATAAGCAAGTGGCGACCGGTTGGTGGCATCAAGCATCTATTAGATAAGCCTATTGGGGTATCTTATAGAGTTTGTGATCCTAGCTTAATGCTGTCAATATACAAACCAAAATACACATTAGAAGAATGAATTGAACAAATATTATATGCAGAATAATATCTCACTCTTGGTAGGATTGAAAAACAATCTTGATTACAATAAACATTTTTATGAAACGACTCGAAAACTATACCCAGAAGTGGAGTTGTGTTTTGTGAGTTATGGATCAAAAGACGGTACTCATGAATGGTTAGACTCTTTGGCAGATAAGAATCTAAATTATTATTACTCAACCGAAGATAAGACTTTTTCAGATACATTCAACAAAGCAGCTGAGTTAGCTACTAAGGACTTTGTAGCGTATTTGCATAACGACATAGTACTGGCTCCTGGATTCTTGGAAAATATTGAAAAGCATGTGGGAGCTCGTCGAGTTGTCTCATACACAACAATCGAGCCTCCAATCTTTGCAGGTCACGCTCGTCCTGGTAAGATTATATACGATCTTGGAGTTGATTTGAAAGGATTCGACCTAAACAATCTTTATGAATTTGCAGCTGCTAGGCAGTTGGCTGATAATAATAAGGTTGAACCAGGCATAACATTCTTTATGTGTATGCCACGCGAGACTCTTATTGAGATTGGAGGGATGGATAATCTATTTAATCCTATGTTCTGTGAGGATGATGATTTAATACGCAGATTCGAGTTACTAGGATTTGAATGCTTTACCTCCCTTGATGCTATATGCTACCATTTTGTGAGCAAGACCTCTAGGTTCTCGGAAGAGTATCAAAATCGAACAATGCAGATAGAAGTAATATCAAGACGTAATTTTGCTAGAAAGTGGGGGAGTTATGTTAAAGGACCAAAGTACAATATTGCTATTGTAGTAACAAATGCTACACTACCTATTGTTGATGCACTAGAACCTTTGTGTGATAGGTTGTATATTGATGATGCTATGGGTATAATACAATCTCATTACCTAGATAAAGAGCAACCAAATACAAAATACGATCTCAGTAAGCGTGTGCTGAATGCTCAACACAATGATCCACAAGGAGAAAATGATATTGTAGTTACTCTAGATGGAAGACAGCTAACTAACAATTCACTGAACCTTATCATTAATTTACCACTTATTATACAGGAGTCAGGTGAGATAGGAGATTTTGAATTAGGTAATTTAAAAATTACTATAAATTCTTTAACAGAATATCAAAATGATTTAATATATTTAAAATAAAAACTATGTTACACGGCTTCTATATTAAAACAGATCCCAAACAAGAAATTATTAATCGTGTAGTTAATACATCCCGATTAGAATCAGCAAAACATTTTGCTCAAAAGAAACAATTATCATTAAAAGAATTTCTTAAAATATATAGTGTAAAACGATTATGGATATAAGAAAATTTGGACAACGGCTTAAATTAGAGGAATCTAAAACATCTAAAATCAAAAAAGAAAAAGATATATTCATTGAGAATATTACTTTACTAGAACAAAGTTTTAAAAGAACAGATTATTTATTTGATGAATTTTCAATTGATCTTTATATGTATGAAGAACCATTTTTAGCTGTGATTGAAAATTTATTTTTACTCAAATATGGTGAAGCTATAAGTGGAGTTATATTTTGGTATTTACATGAACGAGTAGATGAAAATGGAAAAATATATCCTCTTATATATGAAGAAGAAAATAAAGAACCAATACAGCTAATAATTAAAACACCAAATGAATTGTGGCGATTTATAGATAAATTAATTAAAAAACAAAAATAAATATGGAAACAAGATATTGTAGATGTGGAGTGCAAATTCCTGAAGCACGATTAAAAATTTTACCTAACACCCACACATGTGTTAATTGTTCTGATGTTAAGACTAAAAAACCAGTTATTATTCAAAGAGGAACTGGTGATCATACATACACAGAAACCATAATATTAGAACATGATGATTATGTTCAATATGTTGAAGAAGAAAATAAATTAAGAAAACGTTCATCAACTAATTTAGATTTACCTCCAACTGAATAAAAATGCCTAAAACTTTTTTACAATATTTATAATAAAATATTTATTATGAATATAGGAATTTACAAAATAACAAACTTAAAAGATAAAGTTTATATTGGTCAGAGCCTTAATATGGAAAAAAGATGGAAAGGATATAAAAAATTTCATTGTAAAGGACAACATAAATTATATAATAGTTTTAAAAAGTATGGTCCTGAAAATCATAAATTTGAAATAATTGAAGAATGTAGTTTAGAACAACTTAATGAAAGAGAAATATACTGGAAACAATATTATTTAGATCAATTTGGAGGAAATTGGAATATGGTTTTATTTTGTAATGTATATGACTCTGGTGGTGGACCAAAATCTGAAGAAACTAAAAAGAAAATGAGTAAAGCTAGTTTAGGGAAACCAAAAAGTGAAAGTCATAAAAATAAATTAAGAGCTAGAAAAGGAATGATAACTCCTGAACATAGGGAAAAAATAAATATGAGTATAAAATCAAAACCTAATTTTGTTTTTCAATATGATTTAGAAGGTAATTTTATTCGAGGATATTTAAATTATAAACAAGCTAGTGATTTTCTTCAAATTCATAAAAGTATTATACCATCTATAATAGATACCGATAAAACAGGTAAAGGGTTTAGATTTACTAGTATTAAAAAAGAAAAATTAAACTCCACCACAATGTGGGCTAATATTAAAAAATCTGTTTTACAGTATGATTTAAATAATAATTTTATCAAAGAATATAATAGTGCTAAAGAAGCATCAAAATCAGTAAATATTGCTATACAACATATAACCGCCTGTTGTAGAGGTGAAAGAAAAAAAACACATAATAATAAATTCATTTATAAAAACTAATATAAATTGCCACGTGCTAGACCACTTTCAAAACAGGATATATTAGCAGCTATGAGTCAAACCAAATCAAACCGCTCAGCCGCTAGGTATCTTAATTGTAGTTATATTCATTTCAAAAAATGGGCTAAATTTTATGAAGCTACTGAACCAGGATATACTAATTTATTTGAACAACATAAAAACCCAAGTGGTAAAGGTATTCCTAAATTTTTAAGTAATACTCCATTCGGAAAAAATGAACCTGTTATACAAAGAATCATAGATGGGACTCAAGACCCATCATGTTTTGACCCACAAAAAATAAAACATAGAATGATTCAGCAGGGTTTTTTAAAAGAAGAATGTAATGTATGTGGTTTTCATGAACGTAGGCTAATAGATAATAAAATTCCGTTGATACTACACTTTAAAGACGGTAAAAAAACGCATTGGTCACTTTTTAATATACAAATGTTATGTTATAATTGTTACTTTTTATATCATACTAATGTGTTTACTGATAAACAAATAGAACAAATGGAAGATCATTTACCTACAAAAGAAAAATTACCTGATTGGGATGTAGATGATTATACTAAAAAACGATTAGAAGAATTAGGATTATATAACACTAAAATAGAAGATGATCCTTATGATTTAGTATCTCGAGATAAAGAGAGAAAAAATAATAATTTATAATATTTATTATTATAATGAAAAAATCTAAAAAACATCAAAAAATCATTAGGGATTATGAAACCCAAAAGGCTAAACATTTAGAAAAATTAGCTAATAAAATGCTTGAAAATGATGAAAAACTTAATAAATTAAAAAATAAAGAAACTAGTTTAAAATTCCTTAAATACTTTTAGTATGGCTATTTTAGAATTAACAGTTAATAATATGGAAGAATTCCAAGATATTGTAGATAATAAAGACTTTAGAATATCTGAATCAATAGTAAATGTTATACTTAAAAATATAAATACTAAAAAACAACATGTCCATATAATATCAGTAACACTTTTAGATGAAGGGTCTACATTAGATATGACATTAGAAAGGAAATTTTTTGCTGAAACATTAGAAGAAAATTTAAAATATTTCATTGAACAAGAAAAATATGAAGAGTGTCAACGTATAGTTGATGCTATAAATCAATTAAAAAATGGCAAAGATAACAACAAAAAACGAATCAAATAAAGTTACATTCGGTAGAAGAAAAACAGGTAAAGCTAAAAAATCTTATAATAAACATAATCCTAAACCAAAAAAATATGTTGGGCAAGGAAGATAAATCTAAAACTCAAATGAAAGCATTTGATTTGTTTATGTCATTACCTGATGAATTAATTATTGATATGCTTAAATATGATAGAGAAGGATTATATATAATATGTGCTGTAATAGGAATGGAATTATCTAAAAAAATGAATTTTTAAAAAATTTGGCTTCTTAAAGAAGCTATTTTATATTTAACTATAAATAAAAAAGTTATAATAATTGTTATTTAAATATTCCAAGAAATCACATTTAAAGAAAAATCAAAACAAGTTTGGAAAATTGGTTTATGTTTCTTATCTTTAGGTATAATAAAAAATAAGAAAAAATGGCTCAAAGAGGTAGACCACCAATTAATGTTATTGAAGTTGAAAAACCAATTAAATTTGAACGTGTTTTTGAAGATGAAAACACTATTGAGGTATGGAAATATGATTTAGAAAAATCATTAGGGCCTATCAATATAAGTGTTACTTACAAAAATAACTGTGATAAAAATTGGGATAATAAACAAAAACAAGCTAAAGTAGAAAATAGGATAGCACGCCAAATGAAAAAAATTAATGAAAAGAAAGTAGTTAATACAGGTAAGCGTGGCCGTCCTAAAAAGAATTAATATATTTTTAAACCAAAAAAACAAAAAAAAAGTATGGAACCAGTTTATTTTATTTTAGGAGCAGTAATTATTATTTCAATTATTGACATTCTAGGCGCAGCATTCTTGTATAAGAAGATCAATTCATTAGAGGATCAAGTAAATTCTTTGGAAAATGAAATAGTAAATATTTATCATAATTTAGATTCTAAAGATGTAGATCTAACCAACAGGATATCTCAAATTTATGATCGTATTTCTCACACAAACGATAATTTACATAATCGTATGGATGAGATTAAGAGAGAATTTAATCATAAATTTGAAAGTAAAAAAGTAATTAAAGGATAATTTAACAAAGTAGAAACAATATTTCCCCAGTTTCTTGTTCTGTGCACAGGGAGGATTTATAAGGAGATTGAGAGCGGATGACGTTTATCTTTTGTAACCCGCCAAGAAACAGAAAAAGGTATTAGTCGACTTGGCATATGTTGGTTAGTGTAATGGTACCATGCTCTCAAAGGGCGATATGGGTTCGAATCCCATACCAACAGCAAAAATTAAAGTTATGTATATAGTAGGATATTATGGAGGTCAATATATGGACTCATATACTCGTTATTTGTTTGTGACTGATAATGAAACATTAGCTATTGAGTATGTTGATAAGTTTAATTGTATCCTAGAAAAATGGAAAAACCATTTTGTAA